GCGAAGAAGCCCGCCGACAAGAAGCAGGCGAAGAGGAACCAGTCCAAGCTCAAGGAAGCCTACAACTTCTATGCAACCAAGTTCAACGAGTCAGTCGCTCGCACGACACGACTCAAGGGTATGCTCGCAGAGGCAACCCGCAAGGGAGCCGTCCTCAATGGCGGATCCAGAAAGTCAGCGGTTGAGACCAATCTCCGCAACAAGTTGGCAGAAACGAATCTGTTCAACGCGAAGCTGCTCTTCACGAACAAGCTTCTCCAGAACGAGTCCCTCACCAAGCGCCAGAAGGCCGAGGTCATCGAGAGACTCGACGAGGCGAAGAATGAGCGTGAGGTGAAGCTCGTGTACGAGAGCCTCGTGAAGACACTCTCGAGTGCATCCACGGGTAAGTTGACGGAGTCCGCTGATCGTGGAGTCATCGGTTCATCGTCGCGTCCGGCACGTCCCGCATCGGCCACCAACACCCTCAACGAGGGCTTCGAGGCTGACCGTTGGGCACGTCTCGCCGGAATCGTCAAGTGATTCAATCAAACCAACTCAATTAGGAGAAATCAATCATGTCAAAGCATTTCAGTCTTGAGCAGCTCGCTCAGGGAATCAGAGAGAAGCACGTCGGCGCCGAGCGCGCACGACTCACAGAGAAGTGGAGCCGCACAGGCCTCCTCCGCGGGCTCGAGGGCACGAAGCGTGAGGTTATGTCGCAGCTCCTCGAGAACCAGGCTGCCCAGGTCCTCAAGGAAGCCAACACCCTCTCGACGGGTGGCGGTAACCTTGCAGGTTCGGGTCAGATCCAGGGCTTCTCGAACATCGCCTTCCCGATCGTTCGCAGAGTCTTCGGCGGCCTCGTGGCCAACGAGCTCGTCTCGATCCAGCCGATGAGCCTCCCCTCAGGCCTCATCTTCTACCTCGACTACACCTACGGTTCAAACGTTGGTGTACACGCAGGCCAGACGACAGAGTCGACATACACACGTGGTCAGTCGCTCTACAACAACCCAACCGGCAAGGGCGTCCAGAGCGGATCGCTCGCAACTGGTGGTATGTATGACCTCGTCAACACCGGCTACAGCCGCGTCACAGGCTCGGTCGCCATCAACTTCGCCGCTGGCACAGTGGCTTCAGGTTCGTACGGCGGCGTCAACGGCGACACCTGGTCGGCAGGCATGGTCCTCGGCTCGGCAGCTCAGTTCTCGGGCTCCAACGCTCGCTTCATGGACTTCGACTCGCAGGTTGAGACTGACCTCTCGACAAGCACACTCGACACGATCTTCGTCTACGTCCCAACCTCGGCACTCCCGAGCGGAACAGACCTGACGGCCGTCGAGCAGATCGCGGTCTTCTCGGGCTTCGGCGCCAACGCCACAGCCTGGGGCGAGACATACCAGGGTGGAACAGGCGTCCTCAACCTTCGCCGCCTCACCAAGCGTGGTAACTTCTCGGCTTCGACAGCACCTTACTTCACACCGAATGCCCTCAACGGAACCCACGTTCAGCTCGTCCTCAAGGGAGCCAACGCTCTCTCGACACTCACAGCTGGCTCGGGCCGCGTCACCTGCGTCCTCTCGACCGGTCTCACCGTCGACAGCAACACGGGCACGACAGTCACCGTTCCTTCGTTCGAGTCTGACTTCGGTGCGACGCCTTCGCCGGTCATCCCCGAGATCGACATCAAGATCGAGGCCATCAGCATCACAGCTGAGACCCGCAAGCTTCGCGCCAAGTGGAGCCCCGAGCTCGCACAGGACCTCAACGCCTATCACTCGATGGACGCTGAAGTGGAGCTCACCTCGATCCTCTCGGAGCAGATCGCCCTCGAGATCGACCGTGAGATCCTCAACGACCTCGTGTCGCAGGCCAACGGCGCCAACTACTACTGGAGCCGCTCACCTGGTCGCTTCGTCAACAAGACGAACGGCGCTCGCGTCAACCTGACCGACTCGCTGCAGATCGGACCGCAGTTCACGGGCACAGTCCGTGAGTGGTACGAGACCCTCATCGAGACCGTCATCGACGTCGCCAACACCATCCACCGCAAGACACTCCGCGGCTCGGCGAACTTCCTCGTCACCGGCCCGGACGTCTGCACCATCCTCGAAGCCTCGGTCCTCTACAAGCCGAAGTTCTCGATGGACGGCGAGGGACAGGTCGCATCGCCCTACACCATCGGTGCAGAGGCAATCGGCACCCTCTCGAACCGCTTCACGGTCTACAAGGATCCTTACTTCTCACGTAACAAGATCCTCATCGGCTACAAGGGCGGCTCCTACCTCGAGACGGGCTACGTCTACGCTCCATACGTGCCACTCATCGTGACACCGACGATCTTCGCACCTGAAGACTTCACGCCAAGGAAAGGCGTAATGACCCGCTACGGCAAGAAGACGGTTCGCAGTGATTTTTACGGGACAGTCACGGTTCTCGACATGAACGTCATATAGCACATGAATGTTAACTGAATAGTTAACGCATTGGAGGCCGCCGAAAGGCGGCCTTCTTTGTTTACATTTGTCAGTTGACATACATATAATATACATATGGAAACTTGCAGAGAGTGCAACACGGATTTCGACTCCATCGAGTCTGTCTTTCGACACATGAGAAGCCACAAGATGACGGCGAAAGAGTATGTCCTAAAGTGGCAGCACAACGGTAGTGAACCACTTTGTGCCTGCGGTTGTGGTCGAAATACTTCATGGAATGTTGCTATGAGGAATTACACGACATTTATCAAGGGTCATTCTGCAAAGGGCCGGATCAAATCTGAAGACGAGAAGAGGCGCATCGGTGAGAAAAACCGAGCAAACATGACTGCATGGATGGCACGACATCCTGATATTGCAGCAAAGAGAGGAGAATCCTTGAACAGCAATAGAACACCAGAGTTCGAAGCTAGAAGAACCGCATCATCTTCTGCAACTTATGCCGCAATGACATCTGAGGAGAAACAGAAATTCTCTGATCACACAAAACGACTATGGAAGAATGGAATATTAGAGGAGGCCCACGTTAAAGCTTCTGAAACCTACAAACAACGCTTCGCAGACGGACAGTACGACTTTACCGAACGTAACGAAAAGATCTCACAGGCCATCACACAACGCTACCTCGACGGAGGTTTCGAGTGGTCCGCAGGTCAGTACACCTCTCCAAAGACGGGGAAGACGTGTAACTACCGTTCCTCCTGGGAACGCCAACTGATGGTCCTCCTCGACTCCGACGTCCGAGTCACTTCATGGAGTTATGAACCACTGTCGATTCCCTACACCATCGACGGTGAGACGCGTCGATATATACCCGACTTCCTTGTGGTGTTTGAGGACAGCGACGTCCTCGTGGAGGTGAAGCCACCGTCCCTGTCGAACACGCCAGTCAACGCAGCGAAGAGGGAGGCGGCACTCACCTTCTGTCAGAAAAATGGATGGAAATATCGTGAGTGGCAACAAGGCTCCAATTACGACGAATTATTGAATACTTAACTCCATGGACGACACCCTGGAACTGCTCCGCACCCTCGTCAGGGAGTGCCTCGACCAAGGTGGCCAACAAACCCCGCAAGGGTATGGCGTCTCGTTGGAGCTCAAGTACAAGCGGTCCATCGACTGCTCCCACCCCAAGGGGTTCTCCCAGAAGAACTACTGTAAGCGTCGGAAACGCGGTGGTGCCTACAGGGACGACTGATCACCACCAAGAAGGTGGATCGCAGTACCTCCACCTCGCAAATCTCACTTTGTCTCCCTTGTAGTAAGCCCGGTAGGATGAGACGGGATCACCGAGGTGGTACTTGGGGTCTTTAATTGACACGACAAATGGTGTGAGTGGACCAACGGGAACATTCACCGGAATATTCTCAGCACACCACACCAACACCTCCTCGGCCGCGTGGACCTTACCGTACCGCTTCGTGTACTCGTCGCAGAGGACGAGACCGTGGGTCGCCAACCACTTGTAGTTCTCAGTGGATGCACGAGTCCACACGGTGCAGGGATGGTTGTAGTGGGTCCGCTTCCAGGGGGCAGTGTTGGGCTCATGGGCGGCACACAGCATCTGACCAGATTCCAGTATCATTTTCAGACAGTGTTTGTCACACTGCATCCGTGCAGCTTCTTCGGGATCCGTCGACAGGACAAATATGTTCACGTGACGATACTAGCTTTTAAATGCGGTAGTGTATCGTATAGTTAATCGCATGAAGCTTTTAGAATCGCACCTCAGGAAGATCATTCAGAAGGAACTTTTGGCTCTCCGTGAAGAGGCCGACGCTCCCGTCAAGGCAGGCAAGGAGCAGGCTGATACAAAAGGAACGCTCGACGTGAAGACCATCGCCAAGACGCTCGGCGTCGATCCCGGTAAGTTCTCCGAGGCCGTGAGGGCAGCGAAGGGCGGCAACAGGGGTGCAGGACACAACGCCGTTCTCGGCGACGTGTTCGTGAAGCTGATGGAGGCTTCACCCGAGGACACCGTCAAGGTGATGAACGTATTGAAGAAGGTAACAGGCAAGGAAGAGGGCAAGTGAAATGAAGAAGATTCTCAACGAACAGCAGCTTAGGAAGCACATTGCAAGCGAAGTCAGGAAGATGTTGAGTGAGGACAAGGACAGTGCCCTCGAGGTCCCACAAGAGAAAGTTGCTCCGACAGAATTAGACAAGGTCGATCCTGCTGTCGCAAAAGTCATAGTCAAGTCGGGAGAATTAGACAAGGACAAGAACGACGACAAGATAGCCGTCTCAAACAAGACGTGGCCTGCTGCTGATCTTAAGCCGTCTCAGACTACGATGAGAATAGATAATACGGTCGGAATGGCAATCTCTATGTTGGCCGGAAAGATGGACACAAACCTCGGTTGCATAGTGTCCAGTGACAATCACATAATGGACGGACATCACAGATGGAGTGCTGCGATTCTCGTGAACCCAGAGACGAATGTTTCTGGATTTGGAGCTGAACTTCCTGGAAAAGAATTGGTTGGAGTACTCAATGTTCTCACGAAGGGGGTCTTCAACAAGAAGAAGGGAAACCCAGGAAAAGGTGCCATCGCCGATTACACCCCAGAAAATGTCAAGGCGGCTTTACAGAAAGCCCTCGACAAAGGAACTCAGTATTACTCCGCTGAGGAAGTCAAAGGACTTTTTGAAGAGAAGTTTGGATCTGTTGAAGATGCCTTGGAAAAGATGTCGTCTAACGTCAGCGCAATGAGCCAAGAAGTGCCAGAATGGGCACCTGACAGAGTGCAGATGCCTGTGATCGATCCGAAAGAAGTTCCGACAGCAGCTAAAGCTCTCGACTCGGGCAAGGTTGACGTAATGCCTCCCTTCTCTTCTGTCGTGAAGCGGGCCGTCTCGGGTTCCGAGAAGTCTGCTAAGGCTAAAAAGAAAGAAGAGTCAACAAGCAATTCTGGCGACGTTCTCCTCGAACGTTGGCAGAAGCTGGCCGGTCTCATCAAGTAATCACATACGAAAAATAAGTGTTGTAAAGTTTGAACCCAGGGGTCTAGTATCTAACCAACGAGACGCAAACGAATACGTCTCCAGGAGATACTAGACTATGGCAAGCAAGAAGAACACCGTTTCGCAGAACAAGAGCGCTTCGATCCGTACTCGTGAGGACCGCCGCGGCAACCTCCGCACGGAGACTTTCCGTCGCGACGCTGACTCCCTCAATGTGGCCGTCAGCACCAATCCAAAGACGGACTCGACGCGTGTCTTCATCGATACGGCAGAGGGCGACACTTTCAGCTTCGACGGTCGCACGGCTCGCACTCTCTACCGCGCGCTGCAGAAGCACTATCAGGCCGTCAACAAGGCGTACTGATTAATTCCCCATAAAAGTGGGAGGTTAACAACCTCCCACTTTTTCTTATTTTATAGGAGACATCCATGAAGCTCGAAAAGTCAGAAGCCTTAACCATCTATTCGGTGCTGTTTCACTACCTGAGCACTTCGAATCACGCTCCTTCCCGAGCGACCATTGAAGACGTCCTCGACAGACTTCACCACTTCTTATCCGAGGAAGAGTCGTCCCAACATCCGATGGATGACTCCCAGGAAGAAGACCAGGAATACGAAGATTCCTCTTCTGAAGATGAAGACGAGGATGAAGAATATGAGGATGAGGACGATGAAGAAGAAGAAGAAGACGACGAACCCGCCGAACTCTTCGTAGATCCTGCCGCGGCATCTGAATTACCTCCTATCAACGTGACGACACCTGATGGTTCCACTCTGTCCTTTGAGTTTGAAGACATTGGTGAAGATGAGATTGTCGATGTCTTGATCGATGAAGGGTCCGTTATCATCGAAGACGTATTTAAGGTGCTGAACCAACCTGGTGCAATCCAGATCCACGATGGAGAAGAGTGGCATTCGTTCAAGATTGGTAAACTTCCAAAGGCTTGGAAGAAGATGTTTCCTGTTGGTACGATCGTTGGTTTTCACTCTGAGGAAGAAGAATGATCATCGATTTCACTCCGCACGAATTACTCCACACATTCGAGGTCCTCACGAAGAATCAGATGGATTTTCCTGAGGATGATATCGTTCTCCTCAATAAGTTCAGGATAGGCATCCTCACAGCTCTCAACAAGAACCACGAGGAGGACAAGGCTGCGTCATTCAAGGCTTGGGAGGAGTCTCAGACTTTCAAGATCAAAGACTTAGAGAAGCAGAATGAAGAAGTGCTGAAGGACATTCTTAAACCCAAAAAGTAAGATCACGGGGTGTAAAGGTTTCGACGGCGCACAGAAGCGAACATCAGCAAGCACATCCACCATTTCCAGTAGGATGTTGTATATTTCTACGAGGAGTAAATCATGTCAGCTACGAGAGAGATTCTTTGTGAGAAAATAAGTGTGTATGAGGCTGCCCTCGTCGAAGCCGAACGTCGAGGAGAACCTGCAGACTACATCAGGTCTGAATTGGAAATTCTACGTGCACAACTTGAAGTGACTAACAAGACCCTCAATGAGGGAAGATCCATTTTGAAGGGATGAGCATGGACAACCGAGCAGACATCTACAATCCCATCGTCGCGACGAGAATAGGACCACCTCCCGTCGTCATTCGTGCCTTGGTCACTCACAACAACAGCTACATCGCTGGTGGCATGCCTCAAGCTGCAATAACCGCAGAAGACTACGTGTGCCTCTCAGCTCTTCCAAAAGAGTTGCAAGAGAGAGTTAGGACAGCAGTTCAGGCAATAGTTTCAGGTATGTGAAACAACAATCTTCCCTACAAGGAGGTTCCTCACTTGGTGAGGAACTTTTTTATTTTACGACAACGATCGCTAATATTATAGCGTCTCGCAGAGGATTAGCTTGCGACTTTACGATACTTAATGCCAAGTAAACGACTTTCGTATTCGTAACTAAACAGCCTCCGCGAGGGACACAGTGATAATAGACTCCCCAAATCTAGTAAATGATGTAAGCCTGTCCGGTTCTTTCGCCGTGACAGGTTCTATCACACCTGGCTCTTCGGGAGCTTTCGATCTAGGATCTGTCACGAAGCCGTGGAGAATGGTGTACAGCAGTCAATTGACAGGGTCCTTGACGAGACTTGCCGATGGTACACCATTCCTTTTGTCGTCAGGTGCCATTCAACTTGTCACCGGTTCAAACGGATCGATCACCATTTCGACGACCGACGCTGCGACTGTCTCCGGTCAGAACAAATGGGTTCAGTTTAATGACGCCGGTAGTTTTGGTTCAAATGTGAACTTTCAGTTCGACAAAGCGACGTCCAGTCTTTCCATAGGCAAATCCACATTCAACGGCACCTCAACACTTCAGGTGCAGGGTCAATCTGATTTTACGGGGTCACTGTTTCCCGGTTCTACTTTAACATATGACCTAGGTTCTACATCGAAGTCGTGGCGAGACCTATATGCTCGAACCGGCTCATTCTCAGGTGACTTGACCATCATGGGTGACCTGACGGTGATGGGAACTTCTTCCATCATCAACTCCGAGATAGTCAACATAAAAGACAACGCTGTCCTCCTCAACGCAGGACCTGCTCCTCTCAATTTCGGTGGTGTCTATGTTGCCGATACGACGGCCAACACCACGGGATCGATGATATGGGACTCTCTGACTGATCGATGGCGTGCTGGATTCATCGGCAATGAAATTAACATCGTCACGACGGGTTCAACAGATAATCTCTACAATAAAACGATAACCATCACAGGTACTCCTTCAAATAATATTTCTGGAGGCACCCAGGGAGGTGTGGGGTACTTCGACGCGTCAGGTTACTTGAAATCGACCACCGCTGGAAACTCGGGACAACTGTTACAGTCTGCTGGTTCAGGAACGCCGACGTGGACTAACTTCGGAACGTTGATGAGTGGCAGCAACGTCGTTACTGGCAGTGGAACGACGAACTACGTCTCAAAGTTTTCAAGTGGTAACGGACTCACCAACAGCATCTTGTATGACGACGGCACTAACGTTGGAATTGGAACCTCGACGAGTCTTTCGTACAAGTTACAGGTGCAAGGTTCGGGTTACTTTGACAGCGGCTTAAGCGTCAATGGTTCTGTCTCTGTCTACAACATCGGAACTCTCTCGACTTATAACTCAGACACGAGAATCGGCACATATTCAGGCAAAAGCATTGTGTTCGGCCAAGGCACTGCCGGTACTGAATTCGGTCGATTCTTGTCGACAGGACTTCTGGCGGTCACAGGTACCGTCGAACCAGGTGTCAACCTAAGTTACGACCTGGGTTCGATCTCCAAGAGTTGGAGAAGCCTGTACGTCAATAGTCTTAGTGGTTCTCTCACTAAACTCCTTGACGGCACGTCTTACCTCATCGCCGGCGGCAACATGTCCGTCGTTACCGGTTCCAATGGCGCCATCACGTTGGCAACGATCAACAGCGGAACGATCCACAATGTCACAGCCGGTAACGGCCTCCTCGGCGGTGGAACGAGCGGCACCGTTACTCTGGCCATCAACGACTCTGTCGTCGCGACGGTTTCAGGAACCACTTTCCGTGGAACAATTAAGCCTAATCAAAATAACTTCTACGACCTTGGTTCGACAGGTGCAAGGTGGTATCGAGGATACATCGATCAGATCAGCGGTTCTTTGACAAAACTTGTCGATGGAACTTCCTATCTCGTTGCAGGTTCGAATATTCAAATAGCTACGGGATCCAACGGTTCCGTGACAGTCACAAATGCTGCGACCGGAGCAACATACGTTGCAGGTTCTAATACGCAGGTTCAATTCAATGATGGAGGCACATTTGGTGCTTCTTCAAATCTAACTTTCAATAAAAATACCGGAGCTTTAACAGGTGCTTACGTCCTCGCTGGGACAGGATTCAGCGGATCCCTAACTCGCCTTGTCGATGGTTCTTCTTATCTCATCGCCGGCGGTAACATGTCGGTCGTCACAGGTTCGAACGGATCTGTCACATTGGCGACTATCAACAGCGGCACGATTCACGGCGTTACGGCAGGCAATGGTCTATTGGGCGGCGGCACAAGTGGAACAGTGTCCTTGACCGTGAATGATTCGATCGTCGCGACACTCACAGGATCCACATTCTCGGGTGCCGTGAAGTTCAATACCGGTCTCAGCGGCTCTCTGACCAAACTTACGAATGGATCGGATTATCTACTTGGCGGAAACAGCATAGTTCTTTCGACAGGATCGTCCGGAGCCGTTACCATCGCCGCGATCGCTTCAGGGGTCAACACACAGGTTCAATTCAACGACGGCGGTATCTTTGGGGCTTCATCTGGCCTCACGTTCAATAAAAATACAGGTGCCCTTACAGGCTCGTATGTTCTTGCAGGAACAGGATTCAGCGGATCTCTAACACGACTAATCGACGGCACGAGTTACATCGTAGCCGGTGGCAACATGACCGTGACAACTGGGTCAAACGGTTCAGTGTCACTTGCAACAATCAACAGCGGTACGATTCACAGCGTCGTTGCTGGCAACGGTCTTCTCGGCGGTGGAACGAGCGGCGCCGTTACGTTGACAATAAACGACTCAGTCGTCGCGACCGTCTCAGGAACGACCTTTCAGGGAACGATCAAACCGAGTCAAAATAACTTCTACGACCTCGGCTCTACAGGAGCGAGATGGTATCGAGGATACATCGATCAGATCAGTGGTTCACACACGAAATTGGTCGATGGTACTTCTTTTCTCATCGCGGGTAACAACGTTCAGATAACCACGGGTTCCAGCGGGGCCGTCACCATATCTGCAACGGCGTCAGGTGCCACATTTGTGGCCGGCAGTGACACACAAATTCAGTTTAACGACGGTGGCACTTTTGGTGCCGATGCCGACTTTACCTTCGACAAGACACGTAACTTGTTGAAAGTTACCAACATATCAGGATCCCTGACCGGAAGCAATGTCCTTGCAGGACAAGTTGTTCTCACTGCGGCAGGCGGTGTGCTTAGCGGCAGTAACAATTTCTTCTGGAACAACACCAACGGATACGTCGGTATTGGAACTTCGACAGTCAACAGTCGATTGACTATCGGTAACGACTTTGCATCTATAAATGGCATTGCCATCGACACCGGTGGATCCGATGACTCTGCCATAGTGGGACGAAGGGCTGTCAATAAGACAGCGTTTGGTCTGATGCCGTGGGACACTTCTGTCTTTCATAGCGCTGGAACATACTACGACGGCAACACGTGGGTGCACCACAATGCGACAGGTGACAGTCAGATTTTCGAGCTGATGCCGGCTTCAGGAGTGAGATGGTGGGCCAGTAGCAACAGCACAATAACTTTCAATGTCGCCAACGCTGTCACTATTTGGGATGACGGTGGTAGGTGGAAGTCTTCTGTTCAAAGTACACGCGCAGAGAACAGCTACTTCACAGGTGGAAACGTTGGCATAGGTACGACAAACACCAACGGCAACAAGCTTGCAATAACTGGTGGTAATCTGTCTGTCACCGGCTCGGTCCTGCCAGGTGTTACAGCTACATACGACCTCGGTTCCACAGTGTATCGATGGCGTGATTTGTACGCTCGCAGCGGTTCGTTTACGGGTGACCTGACAGTTTCCGGTGACTTGACAGTAGCTGGCACTCAATTTATTGTCAACACTCAGGTCGTTGAGATAGAAGACAACGCCATTCTCGTCAACGCAGGTCCTGCTCCCGCGGCGACAGGCGGCATCTATGTCGCTGATACCACAACAGGGATGACAGGTTCGTTGTTATGGGATTGCACAACAGACCAGTGGAAAGCCGGTAAGCTTGGATCCGAGGTAACGCTCGTCTCCGGAAGTGGAACGAACAATTATGTTACCAAGTGGAACGGCTCGAACGCTGTAGGTAACAGCATCATATATGATGATGGAACTAACGTCAGCATCGGTCTTACGGTTACGACTGATAAGTTGGCCGTGAATGGTTCGATGTCTGTTACAGGTTCCTTACTACCCGGTGTAAGTAACACATACAGTCTCGGCTCAAGTTCAAAACTGTGGTCTACAGTCTATGCGACTAACCTGACAGGTTCGTTGACACAACTGTCAAATGGCACATCCTACTTGATAGCAGGATCAAATGTGACCATCGCAACGGGTTCGACAGGCGCTGTCACCATTGCGGCACCTAACCTGGCTCCATCGACTTCGGCTTTCGTCACCATAGGAAATGATTCGACACTGTCCAACGAAAGAGCATTGGCTGTCGGCACAGGCATACTGTTGAATGACGGCGGTGCCAATGGATCTGTCACTCTCTCGATCAACAATTCTATCGTCGCAACTGTATCAGGCACGACATTCACGGGAGTTACGAACCACAGTGCCGGTCTCAGTGGTTCACTAACACGTTTGACAGATGGAACTTCTTACCTCATTGCAGGAAATAATGTCACTGTCACGACAGGTTCCACAGGGGCGATCACGGTATCGGCACCAAACTTAGCACCTTCAACCTCAGCATTTTTGACGCTAGGTAATGACGCTACACTCTCAAACGAGAGGGCTTTCACTGCAGGTAATGGTCTCATTGGTACCGATGCAGGGGCAAACAGCAGCTACACACTGTCCATCAGTGACAGCGTTGTCGCGACGGTTTCCGGAACAACTTTCACAGGCGCCACGAAGCACAACGCAGGCCTCAGCGGCTCTCTCACAAAATTGGTCGATGGAACGTCCTATCTCATCGCCGGAAACAACGTATCTATCGCGACAGGCTCCACCGGTGCAGTCACGATAACAAGTACGGCGACAGGAGCCACATACGTTGCTGGAAGTGACACGCAAGTTCAATTCAACGATGGTGGAACTTTCGGCGCAAATTCAAACTTCACATTCACCAAGACCGGCAACCTGCTAAAGGTCCTCAACATATCGGGATCCATAACAAGCAGCAATGTCCTCGCAGGACAGGTCGTCCTGGCAGGAACTGGCGGTGTCCTAAGCGGCAGTAACGGTTTCTTTTGGGACAATACGAACAGGTATGTCGGTATCGGAACGACGACCCCCGCAGCTCCTCTGACCGTAAGTGGAACCATAGTAACTCGCTACAACTTCGGTTTAGAGTCCTACATTGCGGCAGGAACCTACTCTGCAGGTACATCTGGTTTCTATCCGATCTATAACACAACATTCGGCGCAAACGACACAGCGATAAAGTACGGAGCAGGTAGTAATATTTTTATATTGTTCCACGGCACGACACCGGTATTGACAGCTAATGCCAGTGAGAATGTAAGCATCGGAACAAATTCCTACGCTGGTCGCTTGTTCGTCTCTGGCTCCTCGACCGCATCCACACCCACGATGGTGGTCAAAGAAGGTGCAGTGTCGCCGACAGGAGGCACGAAGACATTCGAAGTACAGAATTCAATCGGCACTTCGTTGATGTATGTTTCAGGCAGTGGTGAAATAGGATTCGGTTCCGATGCTGCCGTCGTCACTTCTAACGCAACGACGACCTCAACATCGACGACAACGCTTCTCGCTGTCTCTTCGAACATCTTTAGGTCTGCCGAGTTCGTACTGCAGGCCGTCGATGCCACCGGCGGTAAGTATCACACGGCGAAAATACTTGCGATTCACAACGGATCCACGACGTCACACACCGAGTATGGAGCTGTCACTGTCGGAGGAATTGCAGGTACTTTCGATGTTTCTAACCCCTCCGGAGGATTCTTTAACCTACAAGTGACACCGGCCTCAACAAACTCTACGGTTTGGAAAGTCACTGCGATACTTACAAAGGCGTGATGAGCGCAACCTGTTTAGGGGATAGGGAACCTAAGGCATGGCGATCAATAACTTCAATGCAAAGAACGGCCTCAGCGTAGGCTCCAATCCAATCAACGTAGTCGACAACACCGCCAACGCAACATTTGCGACAGCGATGACGACAGGCTCCATGGGAGTCGGAACTCCGGTGGTCGCCACTTCACGACTTTTTGTCTCCGGAACATCGACGTCTACGGACACCACACTAGTGGTTCGTGCAGGAGTGCCTCTGCCTTCTGGTAGATTACTGGATATTAGGAACAATTCAGACACATCCGTCGCATCGGTCGATTATCTAGGCAATATTTTTGGTGCTTCTGGATCGTTTGGCGGTGATGTTACGATCACAGGCAACTTGACGGTCGCCGGAACTCAGACCATCGTTAACTCCGAGGTCGTCAACATAAAGGACAACATCGTCCTTCTCAACGCCGGACCGTCTCCCCTGCCGACAGGTGGAATATACGTCGCCGACACGACAGCGAACACGACGGGTTCACTCATATGGGATTCCACGACAGACGTTTGGAAAGCAGGCAGGTCAGGAGCAGAAGTTGCACTTGTTTCTGGCAGTGGAACGAACAACTACGTCGTCAAATGGAGTGGCGCGAACGCATTAGGAACGAGTGTTCTCTTTGACGATGGCACCAACGTCGGCATCGGTACGACGCAAATGGACTCAAAGTTTGTCGTCGCAGGAAACGCAGTCATATCGGGTTCTTTGAATCCGAGTGCCGACAATAATGTCAGTTACGTTCTTGGTACTTCGTCGAAGCGGTGGTCGAATGTCGTCGCAAATGCATTGACAGGTTCTCTCACGAAGCTGTCAGATGGAACTACGAATTACCTGCAAGCCGGTTCCAACATAGCCATCACTACGGGATCCAACGGTTCAGTCACCATTGCTACGTCGGGTCTCGCTTCAACGACAGCCCAATATCTTACTCTCGCAGTAGACGCTTCTTTGTCGTCTGAACGCGTGTTCACGCCTGGCACCGGATTGAAGGCCACTGACGGCGGTGCCGGCGGCAACTACACGTTGTCTATAAATGACTCCGTCGTTGCCACCGTCTCAGGCACAACTTTCACAGGTGTCACAGTTCACTCAGCGGGTCTCAGCGGATCTCTCACCAAATTGGTCGATGGGACGTCGTATCTAGTCGGTGGATCCAACGTGCAGATCATGACTAGTTCGAACGGTTCGGTCACAATTTCTTCGACAGCGTCCGGTGCAAGCTATGTGGCCGGTTCGACGACCCAAGTACAATTCAATGACGGCGGCACTTTTGGAGCTGACGCTGATTTCACATTTGACAAGACAAGTAATCTCCTGAGGGTCACCAACATCTCGGGTTCACTCACAGGCAGTAACGTCCTTGTGGGACAAGTCGTAGTGGCTGGAACCGGTGGTGTCCTCAGCGGAACTAACAATCTTTATTGGGACAATTCCAATGCGAGACTTGGAATTTCTACTTCGTCTCCCGGTTACAAACTCACGATTGCCGGCACAGGCGGCGTGATTGCCACCGACAACAACGCTTCTTTCATCGCGAAAAATACTTCAGGAACTTACGAAAACTGGGTTTATCCTCGTCAATCTGACGGATTGATGTACATAGACTATGCCGCGAGCGGTCTTAGGATAAGAAACAGCGCCGGCGCGGTCACGACTCTCGCAGCGGACAACAGCGGAAACGTCGGCCTCGGCACTGCGACGCCTGGTCAGAAACTACACATATACAACGGTTATGCTTACTTCGAGAACGGATATGGAATCAAGTCCGGTGGTGAGATTCTCCTTGAGGGAAATGGAACCAACACGAACATAAAAGTAACAACACTTTCATCGGCCATAACTTATCCCAACGCCAAGGTTCTATACGTTACCAATCCGTCTTCCGAACTATTAACAGTTCTCAACAGCGGAAATGTGGGAATAGGAAATTCCTCACCAGGCGACAAACTATCCGTAAACGGATCCCTGTCGGTCACGGGCTCCCTTCAACCAGGCACTTCTAACTCGTACAGTCTTGGTTCTTCTTCTAAACTATGGTCGACTGTTCATGCAACGAATCTCAGCGGTTCGTTAACAAAACTTTCTGATGGTACTTCTTATATCATCGCAGGAAGTAACATCACCGTCGCGACAGGCTCGACAGGGGCAGTAACAATAACCAACTCTGCATCAGGTGCGACATACGTTGCAGGATCGACGACGCAGGTTCAGTTCAATGACGGTGGTACTTTTGGAGCTGACGCCGATTTCACTTTCGACAAGACAAGCAATCTCTTAAGGGTCACCAACATCTCAGGTTCTCTCACAGGCAGTAATGTCCTGGCGGGACAAATCGTAGTGGCTGGAACAGGTGGTGTCCTCAGCGGAACCAATCAGTTCGTATGGGATAATTCCCTGGGTAGAGTCGGAGTTGGCACCTCGGCTCCTACGAATAAGTTTCACATCATGGGATCCTCGAACGACACCGTGAATCGTGCAAACTCAAATCTCCTGATCGAGGGCGGTGGAGGAAATGGAGTGGTCATTGGAACCTACTCTTCGTCCCTCTTCCCCACTTACATTCAGTCTGGCTTCGTTTCTAACTTCGCGACTGCGACTTATGCTTTGTCTTTGAACCCACTCGGAGGAAGCGTTGGTATTGGTATCACTAATCCTTCACAGCTTCTTCATGTTGCGGGAGACGTCAACGTTTCTTCAGGACAGGGCTTCAGGATAAACAACACGGCCACATCGGGTCAATATCTTCGAGGCGATGGCACGCGTTTTGTGTCGTCTACGATTCAAGCTGCCGATGTTCCAACCTTGAACCAGAGCACGACAGGCAACGCTGCCACAGCAACTGCTCTACAGAATGCTCGTACACTCTGGGGTCAGAGCTTTGACGGTACTGCCAATGTGACAGGCAATCTCACATCTGTCGGCAACATCACAGGCACCGCAGGAGTGAACCTCACGGCCACAAGTGCCACTCTCGCTCTCACGGCTACCGGTGCAAACATAATAACGGCCACTACGAACGGATCTGAAAGACTGAGAGTCGACGCGTCAGGCAACGTGGGAATTGGCACCGCTGATGCCAATGGCAATCGTCTCGCTATCTCGGGAGGCAACCTGTCGGTCACGGGTTCCATCCTACCAGGAGTTACAGTAACTTATGATCTGGGCTCCACTGCATATCGTTGGAGAGACCTATATGCTCGCAGCGGTTCTTTCTTGGGTGACGTCACGGTTACAGGTGACTTGATCGTCAATGGCACTCAATTTATCGTCAACACTCAGGTCGTTGAGATAGAAGACAACGCCATCCTTCTTAATGCAGGCCCATCTCCGGCCTCCACGGGCGGCATATACGTCGCAGACACGACGACAGGCGTCACAGGTTCACTTGCGTGGGACGCTGCATCTGACGTCTGGAAAGCCGGCAAGCTTGGATCCGAAGTCACTTTGGTTTCAGGCAGTGGTGCCACCAACTATGTCACTAAATGGACGGGTGCAAACGCGGTCGGCAGCAGTGTCATTTACGATGATGGTACTAATGTTGGTGTTGGAACCAACTCTCCTGCAAACAAGTTTCACATCTTTGGATCTTCCAACGACACGGTTAGTCGCACCAACGCCAACCTGACGGTCGAAGGTGGAGGAGGAAACGGTATCGTTTTCGGCACGTATCTAAGTGCCAGGTTCCCATCATACATTCAATCAGGATACGTTCCGAATTTTGGAACTGCGACGTACGACCTCTCTTTGAATCCATTAGGAGGCAATGTCGGAATAGGAACGACGACGACAACCGACAAACTTGCAGTTAATGGATCCCTCTCAGTCACAGGTTCATTGTTTCCTGGTGTCGATGCCACATATACCCTTGGTAACTCTACGAAGCGGTGGTCCAACATCGTCTCCACTGCTCTCAGTGGTTCTCATACGAAACTGAGCGATGGAACGACCAACTACCTGCAGGCGGGTCCCAACATCACCATCACGACAGGTTCCAATGGAGCCGTCACGATCGAAGCGACGATGGCAGGTGGCACAGTCAGTGGAACGGGAACTGCAAATTATGTCGCCAAGTTTACGGGCACCAACTCGATAGGCAATGGTATCATATACGACAACGGCACGAACGTTGGAATCGGAACGACGGTGACCAACGATAAGTTGGCAGTCAACGGATCGACATCGATAACAGGATCTTTACTGCCAGGTGTTGATGTTACATACACTCTCGGCAACTCGACCAAGAGGTGGTCGAATGTCGTTTCCAACGCACTGACGGGATCTCTCACCAAACTGTCAGACGGTACCACGGACTACCTACAGGCAGGTTCCAACATCGCTCTCACCACCGGTTCAAATGGTGCTGTGACTATCGCCACGACCGGCGTCGCTACGTCGGCTGCCCAATATCTCACCCTCGCCGCTGACGCATCCCTGACGTCTGAGAGAGTCTTTACGCCGAGCACAGGCCTCAAGGCCACAGACGGTGGAGCAGGTGGCAACTACACGCTCACGATCAACGACAGCCTCGTCGCGACGGTCTCAGGAACCACTTTCACAGGTGTCACAAAACACAACGCAGGTCTCAGTGGTTCTCTCACGAGACTCACGGACGGAACCTCATACATCGTCGCTGGAAACAACATAACGGCGACGACAGGATCAAACGGATCGATCACTCTTGCGACGACAGGTTTGGCCCCTGTTTCCTCGGCATTCCTCACGGTAGGAAATGATGCGACCCTCACGAACGAGAGATCACTCGCTGTCGGTACGGGCATCCTGGCTACGGACGGCGGAGCGAACAGCAGTTACACGCTCTCCATCAATAATTCCGTCGTCGCGACGGTGTCAGGCACTACTTTCACGGGAATCACGAACCACTCTGCAGGTCTTAGCGGTTCGCTGACACGACTCACCGATGGAACTTCTTACATCATCGCTGGAAGTAACGTCACTGTCACGACAGGATCAAGTGGCGCTGTCACGGTGTCTGCACCGAACCTCGCTCCGTCTACGTCGGCGTTCTTGACGCTCGGAAACGACTCTACGTTGTCCAACGAGAGAGCTTTCACAGTTGGCACCGGTCTCATCGGAACTGATGCGGGAGCAAACAGCAGCTACACGCTGTCGATAAACAACTCCGTCGTCGCCACTGTTTCAGGTACGACATTCACCGGTGTCACAAATCACTCGGCGGGTCTCAGCGGTTCTCATACTCGTCTCACCGATGGAACTTCATATCTCATCGCCGGAAGCAACGTCAGCATCGTGACAGGTTCCAATGGCGCCGTCACCATTTCAAACACGGCATCAGGCGCAACTTACGTCGCAGGGTCTGACACGCAAGTTCAGTTCAATGACGGCGGAACATTCGGTGCTAACTCCAACTTCACTTACACCAAGACGTCGAACCTGTTGAGAGCCAGTAACATCTCTGGCTCTCTCACCGGAAGCAACGTCCTCGCAGGTCACGTCGTCGTAGCAGGCACGGGTGGACTCATCAGCGGCAGCAACAACTTCTGGTGGGACGACGCCAACTCCCGTGTGGGTATAGGCACAAGTTCTTTCTCAGCACGCCTCCACGTGTCAGGTTCATCGACATCTACCAATCCCACACTGACGTTGCGACCTGGTACGGCTCTGCCGTCAGGCGGAATACTCGACGTCCAAACTTCGACAGGAACTTCCATAGTTGACATCTACGAGACATCTATCGATTCGACGATTCCTTTCAAGGGAGGCAACGGTTCTGCCACTGCTCCAACGTTCTCTTTCACAGGTGGATCTACCACAGGAATGTATCGCAGGACTACAGGACAGCTTCTCAGCTTTACTGTGTCCGGCGACCAGGCGTTCGGAGTTGACACAAACGGTAACTTTGGAATCAACGTCACGGCGACTTCTGCCCCCTCAGGTCGTCTGCATGTGCAAGGAGACGCCGCCGCAGGTTCAACGAACACACTCCTCGTTCGTCACGGCGCTGCCAACGGAGCCAACCTGCCTGTCCTCGATGTGCAGAACTCTGCGTCGACATCCCTCCTCTTCGTTTCAGGTAGCGGCAACGTCGGCATCGGAACCACAAGCATCAATGAGAAGTTGGTCGTCCAAGGAAATGCCGGCATTGTTGGAGAACTAAGATTACGACAGACAGGCACATCTTACATCACGGTCGCCAACACGACAGACACTCTGCAGATCGGTGGGCAAGAAGTCACGGGAGCCGCAAACTCCCGCGTCAGGCTCAAGGCAAGTTTCGTGGAACTCAATGCCACTAACGTTGGCATTGGATCGGCCTCGACGACAGACATGCTGGCAGTAAATGGTTCCATGTCTGTAACCGGATCTCTGCTGCCGGGTCTCGACGACACCTACGACTTAGGCTCTGCCACCAAGCGGTGGTCCAACGTCTACGCTGACAACGTCACCGCATCCGGATCTTTGGGCCCGGCATACACTTCGCCGTCTTCAACAAGCGGCACTACAGCCCTGTTCGACACCATATCAGTGGCGACGGATGCAGCCGTGTACGAGTTAATGATCATCGGCAATCCTAACTCAAGCGCCTCGTCGGCATACAGGGACGTCATCTACGGCAAGGTTCTCATCGGTACCGGTAACAACGGTGCCACCGTGAGAAACTACATCCAGTTCATATCCGAGAGCCCGGCACCGCGGTCGCTTTATGGCGCGGCTGGAAACGGTCCTCTGACAGCAGACGTCGTCTACTTCCAGAGTGGATCCGAAGCCACAGACATCGATCAAGGCGGCACAGCGACGTTGCGTGTGAAGATAGCAGGATACGCCGCAGGATTTGTTGGAAATAACACGACGGTCAGACTGAAGCAACTTGCATAATTAGGACGTTAAGACATGGCAACTTATAACACCGTAATCACTAACGTCTCTGGTTCAGTAGGCATCGGCACGACCAACATCACGTCACGACTGCTCGTCTCGGGCAGTGGAACTACCCTGTCTGAGCCGATAGCGACTTTCAGACCTGGCGGTCAACAGACAGGTGGTGTCGGTGTCCTCGACGCTCAGAACTACCTGGGAACTTCAATTCTCTTTGTCAGTGCGAGCGGCAACGTTGGCATCGGAACAAATACACCGCAGGATAAAGCTCACGTCTATGGAAACTTAAAAGTAGGCATTTTCGCAAATGGCTCCTTTATTTCGCTGGGAGACGAAAGCACAACAGGAAAATACATTGGAATCTATAGATCTGCAGGCGACACAAATTTAAGTCTCGGAGGATACAGCGGAATGATTTTCGCTGTTAGCAACACAAGTCTCGGTTCGCAAACTGAGAGGATGAGAATAGACTCATCGGGAAATGTAGGAATAGGAACAAATGATCCTAATGGTAACAGGCTGGCAATTTCTGGTGGCAACCTTTCTGTCACCGGTTCTGTTCTTCCCGGCGTCACTGTCACCCATGACATAGGTTCAGCAACGTATCGTTGGCGTGACATATATGTCAGGACAGGATCATTCTCTGGTGACGTCACGATTACCGGTAACCTCACGGTCAACGGCACTCAAACCATCGTCAACTCTCAGGTCGTCGAGATAAAGGATAACGCCATCCTCCTCAACGCAGGTCCATCACCTGCTTCTACAGGCGGCATATACGTCGCAGACACGACGACAGGAGTCACCGGATCTCTCATTTGGGACGTAGTCACCGATCAGTGGAAGGCAGGCAAGCTAGGATCCGAGACGACACTCGTGAGCGGCAGTGGTACCAGCAACTACCTCGCGAAATGGTCGGGAGCAAATGCTCTAGGAACCAGCGTTGTGTATGACGATGGCACCAATGTTGGTATCGGTTCAGCGACACCAGGTTACAAACTCGATGTTAATGGCACAACGTCCACCACGTCTTTGAGGGCAGGCACTTCGTCCGTCAATGCTCTTCACAACTCCTACACGGCAGCTGTAGGAACAGGTTTCCGCGTCATAGCCAACAGCAATCCGCAGCTTGAATTGTGGCACGACGGCAACAGCGTTGGACAGTTTCTTTTCAACGCTAGCACGTTAACATACGGAACACACGCCGGAGGAGGAACTCAGACTGAGCGTCTTCGAATCGATTCTTCAGGTAATGTCGGCATAGGTACTAACACGTTCACCGACAAATTGGCAGTTAATGGATCCGTGTCGGTGACGGGATCGATACTTCCTGGCACAAACAATCTCTATAACCTAGGCTCTGCCACTAAGAACTGGGCCAACGTATATGCCACCGCGATCTCAGGTACGTTGACAGGCAGCGGTCTGGTCGCAAATCAAGTCGTGTATGTCGGTACAGGCGGGGCGCTTACCGGTTCAAATGTTTTTACGTACAACTCTTCGGCGGCGGAATTAAGTGTCAGCGCCAGCATTATTTCGACCTATTCTATCGGTGACGAAGGTGGACAGATTCAACTTTCAAAGCCACAGACAAACACGTCCATCAGTGCAGGTGTCACAATCGATGTGTATCAGAACAAGGTGCGCATCTTTGAAACTGGTGGCACGAACCGTGGCGGCTACTACGACGTCACAGCACTCGGTGCCGGTGTCGCCACCAATCTTTTGACTGGAGGTGCGACCGGTCCTCAAGGTGTGACAGGTCCCTCCGGCGCGACCGGATCCACGGGTCCACAAGGAGTCCAAGGAGCATCTGGTTCCACAGGTCTGACAGGTGCGACCGGTCCTCAAGGAATTCAAGGAGTGCAGGGAGCTTCAGGCTCTACCGGTCTTACAGGCGCCACAGGTGCCCAAGGCGTGCAAGGTGCCTCTGGTTCCACAGGCTTGACAGGTGCGACCGGTGTCCAAGGGGCATCTGGTTCCACAGGCTTGACAGGAGCCACAGGTTCTCAAGGAATTCAAGGCGTTCAAGGTGCATCTGGCTCGACGGGCCTGACAGGAGCGACTGGTGCTCAAGGAGTCCAAGGTGCTTCAGGTTCCACAGGACTTACTGGTGCCACAGGTGCCCAGGGTGTTCAAGGTGCTTCAGGTTCTACCGGTCTCACCGGTGCAACAGGTTCACAAGGAGTCCAAGGAGCATCAGGCTCCACAGGTTTGACGGGAGCCACGGGAGCACAAGGCGTTCAAGGAGCTTCCGGTGCCACAGGAACTCAAGGCGCGTCTGGTTCGACGGGTCTCACCGGTGCCACTGGCACTCAGGGAACCACTGGAAACACAGGTGCCACTGGCACTCAGGGAACCACTGGAAACACAGGTGCCACAGGAGCCCAGGGAACCACTGGAAACACAGGTGCCACAGGAGCCCAGGGAACCACTGGAAACACAGGTGCCACAGGAGCCCAGGGAACCACTGGAAACACAGGAGCCACAGGCACCGCAGGTGCCACTGGCACTCAGGGAACCACTGGAAACACAGGAGCCACAGGCACCGCAGGTGCCACTGGCACTCAGGGAACCACTGGAAACACAGGTGCCACAGGAGCCCAGGGAACCACTGGAAACACAGG